TGCTTCAGGCGCGGGCCATTCGGGACGGAAAGTCTCATCGCGAGGCTGATGATGGATCGTTGATCCCCGTGGGCAACGGTATTCTGCCGGTGCTTTATGAGTTTCCGGGGAAAATCCAGCAACCAGCCAAGCTCCCAGGCGAGCAGGCCCCATGGGAGGACGTCCGGCTCTGGTCCATGGTTCTGCCGAACGCGGGTCGATCCATTACCGTCAAGCGACTGGAAGAAGAATACGAGAACGCGCGGGCCAAGGGCATTCAGGAACTGGCGCGATGGGCGTCGCAGCACCTGAATGTGGAAATTGGCCTAGCGCTTCGTAGTGATCGCTGGGTCGGTGCAGATTTCTGGCTGTCGGCAGGTGATCCTGACCTAACGCTGGAAGCCGTGATCGACAGGTCAGACGTGATTGTGGCTGGTATCGATGGTGGTGGTCTGGATGATCTGTTGTCTCTCGCCGTGCTAGGGCGCGATCGTGTCACACAGGAATGGATGCACTGGGGAAAGAACTGGGTCTTCGAAGGCATTCTGGAGTTGCGGAAGCGTGAAGCATCCCAGCTGAAGGACTTCGAGACACAAGGCGATCTGGTGATTGTCTCAGCACCCGGCGATGACATTGACCAGCTGGCAGACGTTCTTGAAGCCGTCGACATATCCGGAAAGCTTGCTCTGGTCGGGCTCGATCCAATGGGTGTTGGTGCAGTTGTTGATGCGTTGGCGGTACGCGGGATTTCAGCCCCGCGCGTCGTTGGCGTCTCCCAGGGCTGGACCTTGTCAGGCGCAATCAAAACGTCTGAGCGGAAACTGGCAGATGGAACGCTGATCCATGGAGCGCGGCCCGTCATGGGCTGGGCCATCAGCAATGCGAAAGTCGAGCCGCGTGGCAACGCCATCATCATTACCAAACAGGCTGCCGGTTATCTGAAAATCGATCCGCTTATGGCGCTGCTGAACGCAGTGACGCTCATGTCCAAAAACCCCAGCCCGCCAGAAGGCGGGCGTATCGATGACTTCCTGAAAGGCGGAATGCTCAGCGCATGAAAATGCCAAAAGCCCTCACTGGACTGCTGACCAAGGCAGCCAACGCGATGGCCCTGTCCATCACGGGGGTCAGTCTGACAGATCTGCGTCTCGGGGCGTTCATGGCGGGCGGCCCGACGCATTCCGGGCAGATGGTCACGGTCGATACAGCGATCCAGCTGGATACAGTCTGGGCGTGCGTTCGGCTGCTGTCAGAGACCATCGCATCGCTCCCGTTGAAGCTCTATCTTAGGGAAACGGAAAATACGTCCAGTGTGGCGCGATCCCATCCATTGTTCTCGATTTTGTATGATCGCCCAAACGCGGACATGACGGGGATTGAGTTCTGGGGCTGCATGGTTGCCTGCCTGCTCACCTGGGGAAATGCTTTTGCCCAGGTGGTGAAGCGTGGCGACGGAACGATCATCGCGCTCAATCCCCTTCGGCCGGATCGCATGTCGGTGCGTCGCGATCCGAACACGGGCGAGTTGATTTACACCTACGCCTGGTAGCAGCAGCTCCTGACGCTGTCTGAAGATCAGATTTTCCATATCAAGGGGATATCGTTCGATGGTCTGATGGGGTTGTCGCCGATCACGGTTGGGCGACAGAGCCTTGGCACAGCCATGGCGGCTGAAGAAACGGCCGGGAAAACCTTCCGCAACGGTCTTCAGACCCAGAATTACATCAAGGCCCCTGCCTATCTGACAGACGAACAGCGCAAGCTGGCCAAAGCCTCCCTTCAGGATTACGCGGGCGCGATCAATGCCGGGAAAACGCCTCTTCTGGAAGGTGGATGGTCTGTCGAAAGCATCGGCCTGAATCCTGAAGCGGCGCAGCTGCTCCAGACCCGCGCTTTCAATGTGCAGACCATCTGCCGGTGGTTCGGTGTCCAGCCGGTCATGATTGGCAGCATGGAGAAATCCACCGCCTGGGGAACCGGCCTGGAGCAGATGAACCTCTGGTTTCTTCAGTATGGCCTGATGCCTTGGCTGGTACGGATCGAGCAGGCGATTTCACGTTGCCTGCTCAGTCCTGCCGATCGCTTGTCCTACTTCGCAAAGCACAATGTCGACGCTCTGCTGCGCGCTGACACGGCCGCGCGGACAGCCTTCTACATTGCGGGCCGACAGAATGGCTGGTTCACGGCCAATGAGGTCCGGGAAAAGGAAGAAATGGCACCGATGCAGGGCGGCGACATGCTGACTGTCCAGGCGCAGATGATCCCGCTGTCCGATGTCGGAAAGTCTGCCGTGCAGCCCACACTCAAGCCCGTTCCGGGTGGTCAGCCTTCACCAGATCCGGATTTATCCGGCACAATAGGAGATCCAGATGTTTGATGGCGATTTCCTCGCCGCGCCCTTTGAGGTCAAGCTTGCCTCTTCGGGCGAGCCGGGAATTTTCGAGGGTTATGGCAGTGTCTTCGGGAACGTTGATTCCCATGGTGATATCGTCATGCCGGGAGCTTTCAGCCAAACGCTGGCTGAGCGTAAGGCTCAGGGGCGGACCATTGCCATGCACGTCATGCACGGCATGTTTGGTGGTGACGGTTTGCCTGCCGGTGTTTGGACGGACGCATCAGAAGACAGCAAAGGTTTGCACCTCAAGGGCAAGCTGTCTGGCATGGATACCGACTATGGCAAGCGACTACACAGCCTGGTCAAAGACGGTGCACTGGGTGGCCTTTCGATCGGTTTCAGTGTTCCGCAAGGTGGCTCTGTCAAAGCAGCGCAAGGCAGCGGGGCATCGCGCCAAATCAACCGGGTGAACCTCCATGAGGTCAGTCTCGTGGATGATCCTTCCAATGCGGCATCACGCGTAACAGACATGAAGCGTCGTTTTGAACGTCTTGGACTGAAGGTGGCAATGCTCCCTGATAAGGCGACGGCGGAAATCGCGGCTGCTATCGGCCTGCATCAGGCCAGCCTGAAAGGCGGTCATCCACCTACTCAGGAAGAGTGCGATACCATGCTGCAGCATCTTCAGGCTGCGCATGAAGCTCTGACGGGCGCTCCGCTGGCGATTACAAAGAAGGCTTTCTTCGCAGACGAATTGCGGCGTCTTGCAAGCGCTCTGTCTAACCTGGAAGGGGCGGTTGCGCCTCTCGCGGGCTTCTCACTTCCGGATTTGACCGGAGCAGCCGGCTTTTAAGTCGGTCGAGCATCTCAAGAACCAACACAAGGCACCTCTGGGTGCCTTTTTTTATGGGCAAAACCGATGAACGAAAACGAATACAAGCAGGCCGTTGCTGACCTTACGCAGGCCACAGAGCAGGTCAAAACCTTCGCGGAAAAAGCTGGGACGGAGCTGAAGAACCTCGGCGAGGTAACGCGTGAAACCAAGACCAGCGCAGACAAGGCGCTGACGGAAATGAACGTTCTTGCAGCGCGCGTGACGGAACTGGAGCAGAAAGGTTCTCGTCGTAGCGGGCATGAGCAGCAGTCTAACCTGTCCATCGGTCAGCGCTTCATCCAGTGCGAAGAGGTCAAGGCCGCTATGGAGCGCGGCTCGAACTGGAAGGGAACGCTTCAGGTTGAAGTGAAAAACATCACTTCCGCCAGTTCGACAGGTGTTTCCGGTACGACTGGTATCGTCGTGGCAGACCGCCAGCCACAGATCATTCAGATCCCGAACCGCCAGCTTGTCGTTCGTGACCTCCTGATGCCCGGCAACACCTCATCTGGTTCGATTGACTATGTGCAGGAGACCGGATTTTCCAATGCTGCCGACTTTGTTGCGGAAAACCCGTCCACTCCGAAGCCCCAGTCTGACATCCAGTTTTCGCTGCTGAATCTGCCGGTCCGCACGATCGCCCATTGGGTGAAGGCGTCAAAACAGATTCTGGCAGATGCGCCGATGCTGCAAAGCTACATTGACGGGCGTCTTCGTTATGGTCTGGCCTTCAAGGAAGATGATGCGCTTCTGAACGGTGATGGAACAGGTGTCAGCATCAAGGGCTTGGTGGCCTCTTCGACGGCCTATAAGCAGCCAGCAGGGGTGTTGGTAAAAGATGAGACGATGATTGATCGTCTGCGTCTCGCGATGCTTCAGACCACGCTGGCGGAATACCCAGCCACAGGCCACATTCTGAACCCGACGGATTGGGCCAGCATCACGCTGACCAAAGACGCGCAGCTCCGTTATGTCTTTGCCAATCCTCTGGGTCTGAACGGGGCTGTTCTCTGGGGCCTGCCAGTCGCTGAAAGCCTGGCCATGGGGCAGGGGAAGTTCATGACGGGTGCCTTCCGTCTGGCAGCGCAGATCTTTGATCGTGAAGATGCAACGGTCACGATCTCCACGGAAGATCAGGATAACTTCGTCAAGAACATGGTGACCGTTCTGGCCGAAGAACGTCTGGCTCTGGCGATCTACCGCCCGGAAGCCCTGATCAACGGCAGCTTTGCTGATCTGACGACGCCAGCCTCATCAAACACTGGCTCAGGCGGCGCTACGGGCGGCTGAACTGCATGATCTTTCTGGGGGCAT